TACTTGTAATGCCAACACTACTACGATCTAAGTAATAGCTCTTCCACCACTCACTAGCCCTTAGCTGTGTAAGGATTCGTTCAGTTGATCTAACTAAGATATCTTCTATAATATCATCAGTTAAGCCTTCATTATTTTCAAATAAACGCTGATCTCTGTTATAGACATCATCATACTCAGCAAAGCTAAGTGTATTTCCACTCTCAATAATAAAGGCCATCTACTGTTACTCCTGTTTAATTATACGTTAATTAACTGTATGCCACGTGTGGCTGATACAACGCCAACGCCTGCATGCAAACTAGCAACAACATCGTTACCAACAGCTTCTGGACGTCTGCCAACTTCAATGTCAACATTCTTTTGCATAGCAAGACGACATGCGTCCTGACCAAAGATGAATCCACTGTGTGCGGCTGGAACTAAAGCACTTTGGAACATTTGTACACCAGCAAAGGTGCCAACATATCCATTACGTAAAGCTTCAGTTTGGAAGTCACCGCCACCAATGTTAGCATTAGCATAAAGTGATTTCATTAAGATTGAAGCTTCAGCAGTTGAAAGGATACCGTAAAGCATTCCCATCTCGCCTGCGCCACGAATCTGTGCAACAGCATCAAAGATTGAATCTGATGTCATTGGTACAGAGTCAGTAGTTGATGCTGTAAGGCTTGTTGCCATAGCTGTCAATACTGCTGTGTCAAATGCTGTTGCAACTGCGTTGCCCAACACACGACCCAATTCACTTGGATCAATTCCACCCAAGTCACGTACAACGGAACGAGCCGCATACAAGTTAACTGGGATAGTAACACTGTTGTCTGCAATTGCGTTAACAGTAAGATCTGCTCCAGCGTCTGCAGTAATTGCTTGACCAGTAACAGCACCAAGTACAGGTACTTGAGCGCTCTGTGACCCAGCTGGTACATTTACCATTGGGATTAAGTTTCCGCTTAAGAAAAGCGATTGTTCTTGTGCCGCATAAATTGTTGCGGCTTTGGTTGGTACTACTAGACCGTCTAGTGTAAAACCTGACATATATTCGTTAGCCATGATATTCTCCTAAAGATTGGCGTTATATTAAAGCAAGCCTTTTGACTTTGCTTCTTTGTATATCTTACGATGCTCTGGATTAGTTAAATCCAAGTCACCAAGATTAAACTTTGACGAAACATTACCGTTAGATACGTTTGTCTTAGTATTAGTTGTAGTGTTACCTGCAACTTTGAAGTGCGGGTTACTGTCAAGAAAATCCTTAACTAAATCATCTACGCTGAACAAGTTTCCTGATTCATTGTAGCGAACGTTACCTGTATCATCCAATACTTCAACATCGTCTCCGCTTTCTGACAATCTAACACTATCGTTCAAAAGTTGTCTAACTTGTGTTGGATTAATGCTTTTATGTCTTGCCGCAGAATCAAGTAGTGGGTTAGTAACCTTGTACTCCTTGATCAAGTTGTCTCGTTTATGGATTTCTGCATCCTTTTTGGCAGCCAATTCCTGCAGGGTTTTTTCAAACTCACCACGCTTCAAAGCTTCGTCAGTACGACGTTTCTCATCTGCATCACGTAAGCCCCGGAGTTCTTGTGGATCTCCCAAGTCTTCGTATGGTTTTAGAAGTTTACGCTCTAATGATCCGCGCATACGGCCCATCATATTGTCTACTTCGTCCTGTGTATAAGTTTTGGTTGCTACCTGATTTTCAGTTTTAACGTCCTGGGTTTCAGTTGCCGCATCGTTTGCCAATGTTGTATCGCTCATTGTAAGCTCGCCTCCTTAAGAGTGTGTTTATAATATTGTGTACACAATAAATTAATCATTAAACTTATTGTAATGTTATTTATCAATTGCCCGTAAATACATTGCAGTTATGGCGCAGTCCTACGTTTCTTAATTCGCTTGTTAACAGCTCTTGGCTTGAATGTACCTTTTTGTATACCCATACCTTTATTAAAGCTACTGGAGTGAGGGCTTCTTATACCCCCACCCCTTCTAGCGTATGCAAATCCAGCTCTATGTCCACCACATCCGTGCTTGCATACACTACCGCGGAACCTAGCCATTTAATATTTCTTCTTCTTAGACTTAGGCTTCTTCTTCTTTTTCTTGGCATATGCCATATTACTCTCCTTGGTGTATCCAACCCTGTGCTACATAAGCAAGATGTTCTTCTTGCGTGTTAACAATAACCTGTGCATTGTCTGCTGGATTAATCATAACATGCGGTACAAAGTCGTCTAGATCAATGTCTTCAATGTCCATCCACTGTAGTAAACGCTTGTCAATTTCTTTAATAACTCTTTTATCTGTGGCTGTTTCACGTGCTACTCTAAGTTGTTCAACTTCTGCACTTGTGTCACGTATGTTAAAGCTACCTGGATATTCTAGTTCACCGTCCCATACTGTTCCTTGATAGTAAGCATAGAACTTCCAAATCTGTTCTTCAGCTAATTCTAATTGATCCGCTTTCTCTGATAGTTTGGCATTAAGAAGTTGGAATTCTGTTTCCATAGCAACTCCGCTCATTGTGCGACTTTCAGTTGCTCTTACTGCGCCAGTGTTGGCCATCTTATCAATAGCTTCAATGGTGTGGTTGATTGATTTGTATATACTGTCTATACTTGCACCGCTAAATTCAAGTGCGTATGGCTTGAGACCTGGATCTAAGTTGTCCGGCATGTGTATTAAAGCACCTACGCCTGTGCCAACGTTAGTCTCTGGCGTGGCTACTAGAGTTGGACGTGTGTCTAACTTAATTGATTCAACTGCTTCACTTGTGGAATTGTAAATCATTTTTTGTGCGTCTGCAATGTCATTGATGTCACTAATGCCAATGCCTCTGACAGTGCTTCTTGTATTGTATGCACACACCGCTGGGATCCATCCCAAGCCATTTGTTTCTACTTCATAATCTTTAACGGTTTCTTCGTCACCGTCTAAGGTGTATGTAGTAATAAAGTCTGGCGTCCATTCTTTAACGACAGTTATACTGCCATTGGTGTCTTCAATATACTTAAAGTAATCCAGCACGTACTTACCATTGGGTTGACGTGTCCAGTTCCAGTCAGTAACTACTAAAGGTGTTAACATTGTTAGGTACGGACGTACTTCTGATTCAAGTTCGTCTGCCATACTAACAGCGCCTACGTTGGGCTTAACGCACATAATCCAAGCGTGACCAAACACACTAGTCCATACGTTTACTTCTTTCATAAATTGGTCTAGGCTACGACCATCGTGATCAACGTCACGCATAAAGTCTCTAATGCCTGGGCTGTTTTCAAGTGATCCAAGGTCTCTATTAGGTTGATCTCTAAATAAGAAGCTTGTGTACACATTAATAACACTGCGACAGTGATTTTCTAATGGAGTTGTTTCAAGTCTAGCATCGTACTCTCTACCGTTTTCTAATTGGTAGTGGAACAAGTGTCCGGCGTTACGATATACTTCGCCGCCTATGTATGATTCAAACAAGTATTGCCAGTGTTCGTTGTTACCGTTGTATATTGAATTGCCTGCTAATATAGCGGCTGCATCGTCTGATACAATGTGTGATATATCCATTAATTTTTCCTTTGTTGTTATCTTATTGTCCAACGCTGTGGAGCAACTGGTTCAACTGTTCTACGTAGTGGGTACAAGAACGCGAGACAATATGACCAAGCATCAAACATATGATCGTGGCCTGAATCTTTGTCTGGTATCATTGTACCTGCTTTAAAGCTGTGCTTCTCTAAACTCTCTATAGTGTATTTACATCTTTTTGCGATAAAGGCATGCGGAATACCATCAGCTGAACATAAACGTGCGTTACTAGCGTTAATTCTGTCTTTTACTGGGTCATGTTTGCGTGGTGCCTTAACTGTAAACCCAGCGTTAGTTAATATTGTGTGATCTGTCATTCCCCCCGCGCTCGTACGTCTTTGATTTCCTGATGGATCTGGATAGACATTCACTCTGCTTGTGGGATATCTGTTTCTAATCTCTTCTACCATCTCATTTGTGTTACTACTGTACATTAATATCTCATCTATGGTGTATATAGCGTCCCCACTGCGTACACTTATGGTTGCACAAATTGGCGATACGTTGAAATCAAGTCCCACATCTATAACTCTTGTGTCTGGGTTTTCAAGTTCTTTAATGTTAACATCACGCTTGAACGCCCATGCTATTAAGTTGTTGTCAGTTTCAAAAGTTGCTAGGAACTCCTGATTAAACTGTCGCTCACTCATATCCTGTTTTGCGGCTTCAATTTCATTTGCAGTAACAAAGCCACCGTCTATGGTGCGGTATTGAAATGTACTCCAATTGTCTGTCTCTTGTGCTTGTATATATAAGTCGTAGAAGGTATTGTTCTTGCCTTTTGGCGTGCCTATAAACAATGCACCGCCTTGTTGATCAGCTAGTGCAGGGCGTATTATCTCTCCCCACAGTGATTCCAGCTTACATTCACCGGCTTCGTCTATTACACAATAGCTTAGACTAACACCACGCAACTTGTCTGGATCTTCTGTACCTTTAAGACTAATAACACTACCATTCTTAAGAGTAATGCTGAGTTCGCTTTCGTTGATCTTCTTAACCCAACGTAAGTCCATGAGTCTATGCTTTAAAGGTTTCCACAGTATCATCTTAGCGGCTCTATAACTTGTAGTAAGATAGAATATTTCTTGGTTGGGCATACGAGCCCTGTAACATATTTCACGCATACTTAGATATGTTTTGCCAAATCTCCTCCCGGCCACAACCACTTTGAAGCGGCTGTCACAGTCTGCTATTGTTTGTTGAGGTTTACTTAGTTTCAACGTATAAGTCCTCTACTATCTTTTCCAACAGTCCAAACTTTTGCTCATGTCTAACGATTAAACTTCTGTCTTTGCGTATCATATCAACTAGTTCTTTGTGTTGCTGTGTTAGTTGAACCATTATTGCTTCAAGTCTATTGTGGTGATGCACTAATTCATTTAACATTTCGCTGTGTGTTTCAAGTTGTAGTAACGGGTCAAAGTTTGGATCCATCATTGTCATTGTTTAGGCCTCCGTGGGCGTTTGGGACTTGGCTTTTTTAAGTGTGTTAGTCTTGGTATCACTTCTAAATTGTCCATAGTCCATCCTTCACTAAAGTCAAGTCTGCTTAGGCATAAGTCGTTACTGCCTCTTCCACGTTGAAGCCATATGTCGTGGGGCCATATGCTCATCCAATCATCCCATGTTAATTCATAGTCTTCGTTTCTAAACTTAGCT